TCGGATTCCTTTTTCCCTTGCCATTTTTTTTGATGTTTTGGAGTATTTCTCTTGCACGTCAAAAATCACAAGCCGGAACACCAATTCCACAGCGATAAAGGTAATAGCCGCGTTTTTTTTTGAACAATCCAGTACCTGGTGGTGTTGACACTTTGAAAACTGTATAGTATTATGGCTCCTCAACTAACATTAATCGGAGATTAAAAGCGTATGGAATACACTAAAGAAAAGTTTGACGCAATGGAAGCTAGTTTAAAAGCTAAAGTTGACGAGTTTAGAACCAATAACGTCACCCTGATGAAAGACTTTGAGGGTTTAAAGACTAAATTTGATGGCATAGATGTGGATGAGTATAAGAAGATGCTTAAAGCGCAGAGTGATGGCGCTGATAAAGATATGTTTGACGCAGGTAAGATAGATGAGCTAGTGGCTCGTAAAGTCAAGGATATCCAAGCTGAGAACGCAAAGGCTTATAGCACTTTGGAGGGCAGTAATAACGAGCTTAATCGTAAGTTAGAAGTTCTACTTGTTGATGGCGCCATTAAAGATACTGCTGTTACTGCCGGTGTATTGAGCGGTGCGCTTGATGATGTTGTGTTAAGAGCTAAATCCGTGTTTAGGTTGAAAGACGGTACTCCAACTGCTGTTGATTCAGCCGGTAACACTTTGGTTAAGGCTGGATCGACCACGCCAATTAGTATGAAAGACTGGGTTTCGGACTTAACGAAGTCAGCGCCACACCTATTCGAGAAGTCAAGTGGTTCAGGTTCTCAACACGATTCAGGTTCAGGTAAAGGCGGTGAAAAGCAGATCACCCGTAAAGCGTTTGACGCAATGAGTCAGGTTGACCGTAGCACCTTCGCAATGGAGGGTGGTAAAGTCTCTGATGCCTAAAGGCGTTCAGAATATAAAGGTTCCTGCTAAGTTCAAATATTTATATCAGAAAAAGCGGTATAAGATATATTATGGAGGACGAGGTGGGGCAAAATCTTGGGCGTTCGCTATCGTGCTGTTACTTAAAGGGGTACAGAAACCGATTCGTGTTCTCTGCTGCCGTGAAATGCAGCACTCAATTAAAGAGTCGGTACATAAGTTACTAGCTACTCAGATTGAACGTTTGGGGTTATCTACTCGATACAAGATACAGCGTGACCGTATTATAGGAGTTAATGGTACTGAATTTGTGTTCTTTGGACTAAGGCACGATCCGCAGCAGATTAAATCCTTTGAGGGTGCTGACTATGCTTGGGTTGAAGAGGCTCAAAAAGTTACCGCAGATAGTTGGGACTTTTTGATCCCCACTATTCGTAAAGAGGGTTCTGAGATTTGGGTGAGCTTTAATCCTGACCTAGAGACTGACCCAACCTATAGTAGGTTCGTTCTTAACCGCAGACCTGATTCTTTTGTTGTTAAGGTCAGTCATAAGGATAACCCATTCTTCAGTAAAGAAATGCTCTCTGATATGCAGTACGATAAAGAGCAGGACTACCAAAAATACCTAAATGTTTGGGAGGGGGAGTGCGCTAAGACTACCGAAGCGCAGATATTTAAGGATAAGTTTACGATTAGTGACTTTGAGACCCCAGTGAAGCAGGAAACTTTTTACTTTGGGATGGATTGGGGTTTTTCCGCAGACCCTACCGCATTGGTGCGGTGTTGGATTCGTGGGAACGAGCTTTTCATAGATTATGAGGATGGTGGTGTTGGTATAGAGCTGGACCACACTCACAAAATAATTGATAGCATTCCGGGAGCGAAGAAGTATACTATCCGTGCCGATAATTCACGCCCAGAAAGTATCAGTTTTATTTCGAGGCAAGGGTATAATATAGTTGCAGCTCCAAAATGGTCGGGTTCTGTCGCAGATGGTATTGAGTTCATACGCAGTTTCAGCCATATACACATCCACACTAGATGCCCTCAAACTGCCAGCGAGTTTGTACATTACAGTTATAAGGTCGATAGGTTGAGTGGTGATATATTACCGATTGTACTTGACAAATGGAACCATTACATCGATGCTTTAAGGTACGCACTAGCTCCAATTATTAAGTTTAAGGATCTAACTATGAAAACTACTAAAACTATAGGGCATTAATTTATGATTAACTCTACACACCCACAATATGATAACTACATTAAATCTTGGGATAGATGCCGAGATACTTACACAGGTGAAGAGGCTGTTAAGAAGCGTGGAGAGGTGTATTTACCCCGATTAGGTGGTCAGACTGATGCAGAATACAACGCTTATTTAACCCGAGCGCCATTTTTTAACGGTATCGGTAAAACAGTAGATGGTATGGTCGGTACTTCTATGCACATTGAGCCTGTTATTACCGGTGTTCCTGATGATATGCTAGAGGATATTACCGGTACGGGGATCTCCACAAAGGGATTTATAAATTACCTACTTACCGAGCAGCTTCTAACAGGTAGGCAGGGTATTTTGGTTGACCACAATGGGGATTTTCCATACTTGTCGGGGTATAAAACCGAGCAGATCACTAACTGGTCAGATAATTTCATAATCTTGAAAGAGCAGTATCAAGTTAAGAACCCTGAGAAACCTTACGAGGTAAAATATGAGACTCAATATAGGGAACTAACAACGGTAGACGGTATTTACGAGGTGTATATATGGCGAAAATTGCTCAATAAATATAATAGAAGTGAGTGGGTGCGGTCAGAAGTCGCAATACCAACTAAAAGAGGTGCGCCTTTATCAAGTATGATGTTCTTAGGCTCTTCACTGGATGGTTTGAACCTTACTCCTGAGATTCCACCGCTTATGCCTCTGGTTGATATGAATTTATCGCATTACCGCTCTAGTGCTGACTTGGAACACGGTAGACACTTTACCGCCTTGCCTACACCCTATGTTATTGGCGTTAAAGATGTTGGAGATATTCGTTTAGGTGCTGAAACAGCTTGGGCTATACCAAACGAGAAAGCTAAGGTCGGTTTCTTAGAGTTTACAGGGCAGGGTTTAGCCTCACTTGAATCCGCTATTCGGGAGAAGTCAGAGATGATGGCGGCTCTTGGGGTGCAACTTATATCAGGACAGCGTAAAGGTGTTGAGAGTTTTGAAGCTCTTGCGCTTAAACGCAATGCAGAGCTATCAAGTTTAGTTTTAGCCATCCATAGGGTGGAGGTCTTAATGACTAATGCTTTGCAGATGGCGGTCGATTGGGCGGAGCTTGAAAGTACCGTAACGGTTAAGCTCAATCTGAACTTCGCACTTGGTGATGAGGACGAGCACTTGGACGACAAGGCGGACAAAGATAAAAAGCAGGCGCAAAAAGAACAGAAGAAAAAAGAGGGTGATACTATTATCTAGTCAAAAATCACAAGCCGGAACGCTAACCCCACAGCGATAAAGGTACGAGCCGTTTCTTTTTTCTTGACACTTATGTTTTTAGGTGATATAAATATAGTTAAATGTAACAGTGTTACATAATCATTTTCGCAGAGCGAGATAATTTTCGGTTATGGGGACACTCTTAGGTGTTCATAAACTATTTATAATATTTAAGGAAAATCTAATGAATACATTAACAAATTTGGCAGCGGATATTTACCGTGCAGCAGATACCGTAGGTCGTGAAGTTGTGGGTTTCATCCCGTCAGCTACCGTAAACGCAGAGACAGCCCGTGTCGCAGTAAATGATACTGTACGCTCGCACAGTACTCGTGCCGCTACTGCTGGCGATATCACCGCCGCTATGACTATTCCCGAGGGGACAGATCAGGTAGTAGATAGTAAGACTATGACCATTGATAAAGCTCGTTCTGTTCAAATCCCGTGGACGGGTGAAGAGATCGTATCTGTTAATAATGGTGCTGGTTTTGAAACTATTTATGGGGATCAGATTGCTCAGGCAATGCGTACCCTTACTAATGAAGTAGAGAATGATCTAGCTAACGCTGCTTATCAAGGCGCTTCTCGTGCAACAGGTGTTGCTGGGACTACTCCTTTCGCGAGTAATATGGATCTTATCGCTGAAACTACCGAGATTCTTCGTGTAAATGGCGCTCCTCAGAATGACGGGCGTATGTCTCTTGTTCTTAGTAATACTGCTGGTACTAAACTCCGTAACCTTGCACAGCTCCAAAAAGCTAATGAGGCTGGTAATGACACTCTATTGCGTCAAGGTATCTTGCTTGATCTTCAAGGTTGTATGCTTCGTGAGTCAGGTCAGATTGGCGTTCATACCGCTGGTACGGGTACGTCATACTTACTAAATGATGCTTCAAGTGCGGTGGGTGATACTACTATTGCTGTTGACGGTGGTACAGGTACTGTTCTTGCTGGCGATGTTATTACTTTTGCTGGAACTTCTGATATTTATGCAGTTAATACGGCTCTTAGCGGTGGTTCTTTGTCAATTGGAACGCCAGGTCTTCTAGCTGCTGAAACAGATGATGACGCTATTACTGTTGGATCAAGCTACACGCCTAACGTGCTATTCCATCAGGGTGCGCTAGAGCTTGCAATACGTGCTCCAGCTACACCAGATGGTGATGCGGCTGTTGATACTATGATGATCCAAGATCCACATTCTGGCCTTGTGTTTGAGATCCGTGTTTATAAGGGTTATCGTAAGGCAATGTTTGAAGTTGCTTGTGCTTGGGGCGTGAAAGCGTGGAAGTCCGACAATATCGCAATCCTTATGGGGTAAGTAGTTTGTAGTAACCAGCCAGCAGTCTACCTTTATAGGCTGTTGGCTAAAATATTTTATTTGGAGTTATACCGTTATGGCATATAAGAGAAAAACTCTAGCAGATAAACAGGAGGGGATAGTTGAAACACCCCCTAAGAAAACACCACCTAAAAAAGTAGCTACTAAGAAAGCGGTAGTTAAGAAATCGGGGTCCTCTCATATCGTTATGTTCCGTGAAGCAGATAATAAACTCGCTAATGTACACCCTGATGAGGTGGAGAACTATAAGCTGGGTGATTGGGTGGTCAAATTATGAGCCTTGATGCTACCGCAGGAGGTGTAAGTGCTAATGCTTATTGTACAGTTGCAGAAGCTGATGACTATAATGATCTGTTCCCTAGCGATACAAGCTGGAATGGCACAACCGCAGTAAAGGAAGCTAATATAAAGCTCGCTACATTGTGGTTAGACCAGCGCATTACTTGGTATGGTAGAGTAGAAACTCTCACTCAGAGTTTGCGTGTACCTAGAGCTGAATGGGTTGATCGGGATAGCTACAGCGTTGCTGTTGCTACTGTACCTGTTGATATTAAATATGCCACCGCTGAACTAGCGATGCGCATACACGATGGTACTGTTGGCTCTCTAAATACTTTAGGTGCTGGGTTAAAGTCTACTAAAGTTGAGGGTGTTGATGTTGTCTTTGACCATACCGATACAAGCGGACTCCTCCCTAATCACATTAAGGTGATGTTGAGCCATTGGGGTTTTGTTGGTAATGTCTCTGCTGGTGTTTCTGCTGTTAAGGTTTCTAGATCCTGATGAATTTAAGTGCCTCCATACAGAACGCTATTGACGAGGCAAAGATAGCAACTTCAGACTTGTGGACTACTACGGTATTTAAAGCCACAGCGCCGTCAGCATACGACACAGCTACAGGGGTGGTTACGAGTGTAACTACGTCAACAACTATTTCTATGCTCATAGGGAGCTACTCAGAGGCGCTCGTAGATGGTGCGCAGGTACTCGGTACAGATGTAAAGGCGACTTTCTTACAAAAGGATTTAGCTAGTACACCGGATGTAAACGATTTAGTTACTTATGCCAGCAGAGATTGGGCTGTTATTAGTGTTAAACAAGATGTTGCTAACACTTTATGGATTACACAGTTGAGGGCGGTCTTATGAGCTGGGCAGGGCAGAGAACTTTTATCGAAGAGCGTTTGTCTGATAATTGGGCTACAACTCCAATTTCTTACAGTAATGTAGACTATGCGCCAGTCGCTAACAGTTCATTTATTCGGCTAACAGTTTTAGGTGGCGATACTATAGATGCCTCTTTCTCTACCAGCCGCAGCTCTGGGGTGGTGGTTATGCAAGTATTTACACCATCAAATATAGGTAGTGCTACTGCATTATCTTATGCGGATAGTTTAGCAGCTATTTTTGAGGGAGTGACGAGTGATGAGTTTGTCTTTGGTACAGCCTCTTTAGAAGTTGTTGGTGCGGTAGAAAACTTTTTTCAAGTGAACGTTAATATTGGATTTACAGAGGATGGTTAAGGAGATGCAAGCTGCAGTTCGCAGCTCTATTGAGAAAACTTCTATCGAGGTCTTTAATGAGGTTGCGGCTAGAACTCCAGTAGACACAGGTAATGCTAGAATAAGCTGGAATATTAGTACGGGATCTCCTAATTTTAGTACTAGATCCACAGGTGTTACTCCTACAGGCAATTGGTCAGCAGAGAGCACACCTCCTACCGACCCTGTTGTTTTGGCTAATGATTTTTTGCTAGAATCCCACTTGGATAGAGTTTACATAGCAAATGGCGTACCATATATTGGGGTATTAGAATTAGGGCACAGCGCACAGGCTCCCATAGGGATGGTGGCGGCTACTTTGGCAAGGGACTTTAACCACGTATTACAGGGCAATCTAAAGGAAATATAAAATGGCACTTCAACAAGGAAAAAGAGCAAACATTAGTATAACGGGAGTGGTAGTTACAGATGTAATTATTGATGAGTGGTCACTAGAGCAGAAACCTGTTACACGCACATATACAAAATTTGGGGATGATGCTCCAACTACTGAGGTAGTCTCTAATGACTGGGAAGTGGTTATTGGCGGTTACGTTAAAGCCGGAGCTGCTACATTCCCGGCTATTGGTGCTTCAGTTACCGACCTAGATTTGATATTGGAAGACGCTGTTGCTGATCTTGGTTTCACCTGTTCAGCAGGTATTGTTACCGCAATCAAAGTGGGTGTTAAGAGCGCTGGCAGTATGCCCGTTAAATTAGTGGTCAAGCCAGCTGGTTCGGAGATGGTGGCTTATGGTACGGTAACTTAAAATGGCTGGTTATAATATAGATGTTGCACTTGGGGTAGTTGAAGATACCGCTACACCCGTGCTAGAAAATATAGTCAATAAAGCAGGGGCGCTAACAGCTACGCCGGTTGTTATAGCGGTTGATAGCTCCCAATTGAGGGAGGCTTTGCTCGCTGTTAATACTTTAGACACTAGAATCCGCAGTATGACAAACAATCTAAATAGTTTTAACAGCCTGTTGAGTAGAACTATTGCACTCACCAACCAGCTGAAGAACAGCAAAGTACCAGAGCCTAGATTATGAGCATTATTTTCACTTTAGGAGTAGAGGTAGTAACCTTACCAAATCCACTACAGCCTTATGTTGGTAATATACCAGTCAAAAACATTACAACGCTTTTAGCTGCTAATGGGACAGGGTACTACTACCAGACAGGCACTACCCGATACCGCTACTCTTTTGTTTTTGACTTTAGTGACTCTACACTAGCTTCGGATCTTAGAGACTTTTTTGACACGGTTGCCGTAGGTAGGCTTAACAGTTTCACCTTAACGGATCCGGAGAGTGTGACTTCCACAGTTCGGTTTGATATGGATGAGCTAGTTATTCTTGAACTAAAGTCAGGAGAGTTGTACTCGGTTGCGGTTGAGCTTGTCTCTCAATGAAAACACTAACCTCAGCCTTTAATACTGCAAAGAACCTAACAGAGGCTACTCCAGTTTGGCTCTTAGAAGTATCTGATGGCTCTACAACTTGGTATTACTCAGATCAAACAGTTACTGTAGATGGTCAGTTATACACAGCGCAGGTTCTCAGTTGGGGTACTATGTCAGCAGAGACACCCCGTTTAACAGGTGGTGGGGTTGTATCAGGTACTACAATTAAACTTGCGGAAGATTCTACAACGCTGGCATCGAAAATCAAAATTGGCAGCAGTTGTATTGTTAGATTGTGGTTTGATAACGAGAGTTTGACTGATACGGAAATAATACTAAAGGGCATTATCTCAGATCCTATTCGTGTATCACAGACCTCAATTGACTTCTTAGTGGCTAGTTATGGGAGTGATAAAACAGCAGTTATCGGGGATCTAATAGATGATACTGCCTACCCATCAGCTAGAAAAGAAACTTTAGGTGAGGTAGCGCCCATTGTTTACGGGCAGGTATTCTCACATAGAGCCTTGCCTGTAAACGCTGGCATACTAACAAGACTAGCTACTGCTCTAACTACCAGCTCAACAACTATAGTTTTAGCGGATGGTTCACAGTTACCATCTTCTGGTTCAGTTATTATTGACTTGGAGACAATAGCTTACTCGGCAAGGAGTGGTAATACCCTAAGTGGTTTAACTCCCACTAATCCAGTTGATGCCCACAAACGAGGCGCAGAGGTATTAACCGATGAGACAAATTACGACCTGCTCATTGCGGATCACGCAGTAACAAGTATTGGTACAGTGTATGCAGATGGTACTCCGATTTCCGGCGGATCTCTTGTAACGGTATCGGGTAAATCCTATTTAAGGTTCTCGGACTTTCCGCACGATGTAACTCCGCACTATGTAAATAATCCAGCCGCTACTTTCTTTGACGCTAATGACAGTTCTGTTTATGGCGACCAACTGACCTTTGGTGATAGTCTAACTTTTATCGAAGAAGTCTCAAACGTAGGTAATGTATGGAGTTTGGGGGGGCTTACAACACTAAATGATTGCTATGAAATTGCAGATGGGACAGTTAATGCGGTGTCTTACTTCTATGAAACAGACGAATATGATACCTCGGTGAATGCAACTTGGACTGGTACTTTCCAAATTACTGAGGATTGGGCTTCTGATGGGGCGGTATTGGACTTTGGGTATAAAGTGCTTGATGCTGATGGTGTAACAGAGTTGGTAGCATATACTTTTTTAGAGACCCATACTTTCCCTGAGGGATCTTCCCACACAATAAACCTGAATGTAACAGTAAATAGTGGTGCAGAGTTTGTATTCATTGCAACGGGTGCTTTTGAGTGGAATGGGGACTTCTGTTTGAGTTATGGGGAGCTTACTCAGGCTTACTCAGCAGAGGAGCCAGCAGGTACTAGAGTTTATGTTGAGTCTACTTCCGCAGGTATTGCTTCACAGTTTGATGTATCAAGTGTTCCTAACACTTCTTCAAGTACAGGTTACGCCAAAAAGATTACATTAGATATGGTAGGGTTTGACCTCGACAACCCAGCGGACATTACGGAACACCTACTCTTAAATTACGCTAATGGCGTTGTTAGTGGGGATCTACATACCTCGATTTCAGCTAATACTACATTTGGTACTGATTATGACTTAGGTTTTGCCATCACAGATCAACTAGCTTTGAACATACTGCTTAGACAAGTGGCGTACCAATCAGCGAGCGTTTTCTTCTGGAGCCTCGATGGTGTTGCACACCTATACAAGTTACCAACTTCGGGCGACAGTTCTTTAAAGTCTCTTGGTGTTGCGGATTATCTTCAAGACTCATTTGCCTACGAGTACTCACCGTATAGCGATATTGTTAATAGTATATCAGCTAATTTTGACTATCAGGGTGGGGTTAGTCAGCAGATAGTTAAGGGTGTTAATGCCTCTTCAATAACGGAGTATGGAACACTAGATGGATCAAGTCAGTTTAGACTAACGCTAGTGAACTCTAGTACAGCCGCTACTAATGTGGTTAGTGACTACCTTACGCTTCTAGCTAACCCAAAAATGCTAGTGATATTTGGTACTTCACTAGCTTCTACAGAATTACAGCTTGGGGATATTATAGATATAACTAGTACTATAGGGGAGGGATTCACGAATGAAAAGTTAATAATCACACAGATAGTAAATAAGGTTTCGGGAGAGCTTACGTTTGCTACCGAAACTATATAGCTTGACACCCTTTATTTTGTCAAGTACTATTCAAGTACACTTATAATTTAATTTAACGAGGTAAATCTTATGTCTAAGTTTTCTGATTTTTTAGAGGATAAAATCCTTAATATAACCCTAAAAGGGGCTACCGCTTATAACTGTTCAACTCCTTATGTTGAGCTTTATACAGCTAATCCCTCCGATTCTGGTGGCGGTACTGTTCTTGCCGATGCAAACTACGTTATACAGGCTGTAACTTTTGGTACTGTAAGCGGTGGGGCAGTAAGTAATAGTGCTGCAGTTACATATCCTGCGCTAAATGCAGGGGCTACCATTACAGGTATGGCTATTTTCGATGACGCTTCAAGTACGAATATGCTTTATTGGGCTCCTTTGGATGCTAGTGTAACGCTTTCAGCAGGTAATATCTTCTCAATTGCAGTTGGTGATTTGACTGTAACTCTTGATTAATAGCAGATGAATTTTGGCTCTATAAACGGCTTTCTACTTGGCGGTAATGCGCTAGGCGGTGTTGTTTATGGGTATGGTTCAGCGGCTATTGTTGGTAGTGCCTCGGTTAGTATTGGAGGTACAGTTACAGTATTAGGTTCAGCGGCTATTGTTGGTAGTGCCTCTGTTTCAACGACCGCTACAGTTACCGTGTTGGGTTCAGTGGCTGTTGTTGCTAGTGCCTCTGTTTCAACGACCGCTACAGTTACCGTGTTGGGTTCCACTGATGTTGTTGCTAGTGCCTCCGTTTCAACGACCGCTACAGTTACGAGATACGGTTCAGCGGCTGTTGTTGCTAGTGCCTCAATTGCGGTTAATGGTACAGTTACAGTATTAGGTTCCACCGCTGTTGTTGCTAGTGCTTCTGTTGCAGTCACCGCTACTATTACGAGATACGGTTCAGCGGCTGTTGTTGCTAGTGCCTCAATTGCGGTTAATGGAGTAACTACCCTACTAGGTTCAGCGGCTATTGTTGGTAGTGCCTCAATTGCGGTTAATGGTACAGCTATATACTTAGGGGACTCTGATCCTACGGCTAACTGTTCGATTGTTGTTAATGGTACAGTTACAGTATTAGGTTCAGCGGCTATTGTTGGTAGTGCCTCTGTTGGTATTGGAGGTACAGGAATAGAGTTAGGTTCAGCAGCTATTGTTGCTAGTGCCTCAATTGCGGTTAATGGTACAGTTACAGGGGTGGGTTCAGCGGCTATTGTTGGTAGCGCCTCTGTTTCAATGACCTCTACAGTTACGAGATACGGTTCAGCGGCTGTTGTTGGTAGTGCCTCTGTTAGTACCAATGAGACAATCTATATATTTGGTTCGTTTGACATTATAGGTACTTCTGCGATAGAAATTACTGCTATTGTTCAAGTGATCCTCGATGAAGCTCTTGATATTGTCGCTAGTGCCTCTGTTGATTTTACAGGTAGAGTTAATCCAGATTCCTCAGCCGCGCCAAGAGTACTCACATTAGCCTCAGACGAGAGAGCATACACGTTAGATTCAGAAACACGAGAATTAGAGGTAACTTGATATGGAACAGTTTACAAAACAGCCTAATGAGGCTTTGGATTACGATATAGTTTTTTCAGAGGTAATACCTGATGGCGATACCGTTACAGGTACATTGATCTCGGTGGACGGTAGCGTTTTTGCGCCAAGTTTCTCCTCTGACGGATTAGACATATCAGTTTCCAATGGTACGACTACAACACCGAAGTTATGGATTAGTGAGGGTACTGATGCAGCTACTTACTTAGTTTCGGTGCAGGTCTCGACCAGCGCAGGGCGGATTAAAGAGTCAGACTTCAGAATGGTAATTAGGGAGATCAATTAGATGGCTTTTGCAAATAATGTAAAGAGTGCGTTAGAGAATGCGGTAAGTATTGGCGCAACAACGGTAGATGTTACGAAGGCTTCATCACCTTATAATGACCCTCCGGTGCGGGGCAAACTAACAATTATGGATAGTCTCACTAGCCCTACCGCTATTGAGATCATATCCTATACGGGGCGCACGGATAATACCACCTACTGGACTCTGACAGGGGTTAGTAAAGCACAAGAGAGTACGACCGATCAGGCTTGGGGTGCTGATAGCGACTGTATACAGTCTATTACAGCCATAGATGCTGTTGAGAGAGGTCTTTATGCAAGCCGTACTATATCGGCAGATGTTACACTAGATGCAGATACTAGATATGAGACGGGTACAGATACAGAAATTGCAAGCGGTGTGACAGTAACAGTCCCTGCTAGTTCCATCCTAGTCTCAAAATACTATGACAGTTTGAAAATACTTTAACAGGAGAAAATTATGGCTATTAAATTAAATACAGCTTCGGGGTCAGTTACACTTACTGCAGAAGATGGCGCAGGTGGCGCTTCAGTATCTATTCCAAGAGCTGGTGTTCTCGCTCCTGATGGTGATGGCAGTAGCTTGACAGGCATAAACGCTATTACAGATACCTCCGAATTAACAGATGTTACAGTTGCAAGTGCTGATCCTGAAAGTGTCAGTAATGTACCAGCGGCAGGTCACTTATGGATTAATAAGGTCTCTGGGGAGGCTTTTATCTGTACTGACGCAACCACAGGTGCAAATGCTTTTTATAATATAGGCGAGGGGACGGGTGGTGTTGTACCACCGGTTCCTTGGGGCGATCGAGGTGTGTTTGCTGGCGGTTATGGCTATAGTAATGTTATGGATTACATTTCCATAGCAACCCCAGCTAATGCGGTTGATTTTGGCGATCTGATTTCCGCTAAAGGACAACTGGCTTCAGTTAGTAATGGGTCAAGAGGTGTGTTCGGTGGTAGTACTGGCGGTTCTGGCGAGGAAATGGAATATATTACTATAGCAACTACAGGTAATTCTACTGATTTTGGGGATATGGTTGCTTTTAAGTACGGCAGAGCGGGCGTTTCTGATGCTTCAAGGGGTGTATTTGGTGGTGGTGCTTCACCTTATAGTAATGCTATGGATTATATTACTATAGCAACTACAGGTAATGCTACTAATTTTGGGACTTTGACACAAAGTAGGGCTACTCTTGGAGCCGTGAACGGTGGTGGTAGGGGTGTTTTCTGTGGTGGTGCTACTGCTACAAATATTATGGATTACATTACTATAGCAACTACAGGTAATGCTACTGATTTTGGGGATATGCTTGCGGCTAGTTACCGATTATCTGGATGCTCTAATGGTTCGAGGGGTTGTCTTTCAGGTCATAATAAAGAGCTTATAGAGTACATCACAATAGCAACTACAGGTAATGCTACTGATTTTGGGGATCTCCAGTCGGGCGCTGCTTGGGATAGGTATATGATGGGCGCTACCTCTGATGGTTCTAAAGGTCTATTCGGTGGTGGTGGAAATACTTGGTCACAAATAGATGCAATTACGATAGCAACTACAGGTAATGCTACTGATTTTGGTGATTTGACAGTGAATCGTAGAGAGCTTGCAGCTACTAGTGGCGATTAATTAGGAGATACGAATTATGCCTTATGAAATTGAAAGTGCTTTAGGTTCTGTTGTTCTAACAGGTGAAGACGGCGCAGGTAATGTTAATGTAGAGATTCCGAGAGCTGGTGTTCTCGCTCCTGATGGTGATGGCAGTAGCTTGACCGGTAGCGTTATTACAGATCCAAAACTCAATAACCTTACAGGTGCAACCGTTTCCGCTTCTGATCCAACAAGTTCTGATAATGCGGATGCGGCTGGTCATCTTTGGATTAATAGTACTTCTGGTGAAACCTTTATTTGTACCGATGCTACTAGTGGCGCAACCGCTTGGGGCAATGTGGGTGATGGCTCTACCATCTAATGCTACAGACTTCGGTGATTTGACCGTTGCTAGGTGGGGTCTTGCCGCTTGTTCAGGCGATTAATTTAACTAACTTAAAGGAAATAAAATATGAAATTTTTAGAATATAAACTACATAGAGATAACAGCGGAAATATGATTATCCCAAACTTCGTGGAGAACGGTGGTAATTGGTTTAATCCAGCAGATCATACTATGATATTTGCGGATAAAGGGGAGACTGAATATTATGTTCCAGACACACTAACCTCTTATGACTTAGCAGGTTTGCAAGCTCGTGTTAGGGGTATCAATGCCGCTACAGGTTCAGTAGATGAGAATGGTCAGCCATTTAGTGATGCCGATAGTGATGCAGCCGTAGCGGAATGGGCTGGTAGACAATGAGCAATACCGCAACCAATGTCGTTGATCTAAAAGCTGTAGATACAGTCAATACATCGAGTGTTGTAGATTTGGCTATCCTCAATAATAAGAACCACGAGCTAGTTGCACGTGTGTCGTCAGGTTTACCAGCGTTGGATAACCAGTCTCGTATGTTTGACAGAAATAACAGTCAGACTACGCTCTCTATGATGTCACTCACAATGCTCAACGGTCAATCTCCTATGCGTATGCTGCGCCAAGTGTTGGCAGAGGTTGAGAAGCGTAAGGGAGCTTTAGTTGAAGCTCAACATACCGCTGCAAAAATTAGAGCTAAAGTGCATAAACTCGAAGCTCTTAAACAGCCAACTAGTGTTGAAGAGGCTAAACTAATCAAGGAATCATTTAACTTAGAGCAGATAGGTAATAAGATAAATGGGTCGCTTAAAGATATAGCAACTCTTATGGATAGCTACGACAGTATTAAAGAGAAAAACGGTATCGGAGATTGGTCAGAAGAGGATTATGAGCGTGAAGAGAAAGCACATCACGTGCGTAGAGGCTTTGAGTTGATGTACCGTAATCTTATTGAGGGTGGTCATCCTAAAGAGGCTACCATTGAATATTTAACCCAATATGGAGTACATACACAATTGGCACTCGCTGAGGTTTCAGGGTATATTGAAGTTGTTAATAGACTGATAGCGGCAAAGGAGGTCATTACTTCCTCTCACCTAGAAGACTTCTTTGACGAAATGAAAGTTAAGTACCAAGGTAATGCCGATATAGCTAGTACTAGAGTATTTGGTAAAGCTGAGATAACTAACCCAACTTATATGACAATGTTGACCAACGATTCGGAGTAAGTAATGAAAAACGACTGGCACATAGATAAGACCGTCTCGATAGGACATATGGTTTCTACGATGGTAGTGCTTATAACCGGCGTTATGTACATAGACTCAATAGACACTAAAGTTGAGAAGCAAGGCGTTAAGATCGAAGCTATACAACAGCAAATACATCAACAACGCTCAGACACCAAAGATATGTTCTTGCACATTCGAGAAGATATGAAGCGTATCAATGATAAGCTGGATCGGTTGATAGAGAAATGAAAGAAGACTTACTCTTAACTGTGATAGTGAGTGCGATAATGCTCGCTGTATTCTTGGCAATGACAGGTTGCACACCACCTGCCGAACGCACTAAGCCAACTGAATCATTTATGCCAGACAAAGGTGTGACTGTCGGTGATGTGCCTATGATCCTTGTGGAGATAGACGGTAGACCTCACCCATTAGACAGAGGCTTCTAATGCCAGACGACATAGTTGTGTTCCTCCTTATTGT